CCTGTTTAAAAAATCAGCTTTCATCATATTAAAACTTGCTTCGGTTAAACCACATGTGTTTGGTGACCAGGTTGTTATATGTCCTATTTTCATACTAGTTAATCCTTTCTTTTATTTTAAAGGGTCAATTACTGACCCTTTAAAATTTAAAAATTTAAGATACTTGACCGTCAATTACTTCAATATAACTTAGTATCAAATCACCATATACTTTAGAATATGACATACCGGCATCAGCTTCAACTTTTGTATAACTTTCAATTCTATCACCATATACTTTAGTGTAAGACATGGACGTATCAGCTTCAACTTTTGTGTAAGACATAGAAGCGTCGGCCTCTACTTTTGTATAACTTTCAATTCTATCACCATATACTTTTGTATAACTCATAGAAGCGTCAGCCTCTACCTTTGTGTAACTTTCTCCAACTTCATTTTCAACTTTTACATAACTCATTACGGCATCAGCTTCAACTTTTGTGTAACTTTGAATTTCAGTTGATTGTGCGTCAACATCATCCGCGCCAATACCTCCAACACTGCCGCCAGAAATATAAGCCTCGCGACCTCTATCCCATGACCTTTTTAATCTATATACTGAGCTTCCAATTGTATCAACAACCATTTTTGAGCTATCAGTTATACCATAAACCAACGCATCCAATTCAATTTCAATATTAGTACTTAAAACAGTTACAAAGTTAACAATTCCAGTTTGAACCGCTGTAATTCCTGTAACTTTAATCCAACCATCAGTACAACCATTCATGGAAATAACTCTTTGATTTGCGTTACCACCGATATCCCCAAGTTTTTCAACTTCAATTGTGTTTCTATCCCCAGTAACTTTGATATCATCGACTACCTCAATATCATTTTGGTCCTCTACTTTAACTTTAACTATATTATCATCACCTGAAACCGTTAAATAAGTTGTTAAACTGTCAATATTACATTTAAATTTAATGTTCTCAATTTTGATACTATTCCCAGATAATAACATTGTTGCACCGGTATCAGTACTAAATGTAAACGTTGGAATATTATCACCTACACCAATACCAATAATAGTTATCCCATCAATATCATAAGTTACATGATTTGCCGCGGTTGTAAATTCCTCAGCGTGACCAGGCGCAATTAAAATTTTATCGGCATTATCAGCGGCACATTTAGCAATAGCAGCGTCAAGTGTTGCAAGTGCATTACTCCAATGGTCTTTACCGGTGTTAGTGTCAACTCCAGTGTTAGAGTCTACCAAAATAACATCATTATCAAAAAAATTCAAATTATCTAAAATACTTTGCATTTTACCCTTAGTTGAATAAGGCATTTAACACACTTCCCTTCTAAACTTTATTATAGTTTAATTTCTAACTGTATAGCTTTATATAATATTTACATTTGTTTTTTTCCTCGTCGGTTAATGCTACAATTAACCGACGTTCCCATTTTCTAAGTAAAGTCTCTGTGGAAATTACAGACCATATTTTTTTATTTATTATTTGTTGTTGTTTTTTATATGATAATTTTGATATATCCAAAATTACACACCTCCCACAACAAATAATATAAAATGCAAACAATTTGGATGAAATAAACCTTTTATTTTTGCTTCTTCTAGTTCTTTAAATGTTAATATTTTACCCTCATAAGGTTTACATAGTTCACAAGCTGTACCATGCTCAGATATTTTTACTGTTTTACGCCCTTGTGCTTTAATTTGTTCAATAATATCCATCCTTACCAATTCATTATTGACATGACGCGAAAACATATTACTATATGTTTCAATATTCCATCGTGCGCCATTTTCAGCAATGAAACCAGTACAACCATTTTTTGCATAATCAGTTAAAAATTTTTGTTTTAAAAGAATATCATTAGTTGATTTTATTTTTTCCAAAACTAAATTATATTCTTTCCTAGCTTCAATATACATATTATTCATTGAAGTTGTATATTCTTTTATAAGTTTTACAGCTTCTTCACTTTTAGATATACTTTCATAATGTGATTCTACAGCTTTTAATAATGAATGATTAGTTAAGTGTTTTCTAAATTGAAATTTTTTTTCATCTTTCAAATTTTTTAATGCCATTTCCGAAACTCGTTTATAATATTTATTTATTAATTCTAACACTTAACTACACCACCTACTTATGCCTCTTTTTTGTGAATAAAAATACCTGCCTGTTTATTTGTATAACAATTTAATCCGTGGTAATTTCTAGCTGTCATCAACCATCCATCAACATCTGTTTGCTGGTCAGGTGAAAAGATACGAAGCACAGACCTTTTTATAATTGCCATTAAAGCATTCCTATAAACAATCATAAAGTTAATTGCTTCCCCTGTGGTAGTGTTTGAACCTGCTCCAAATGTAGCGGCAGAATTAAAACGACTTGACGGAACCCTAACCAATGGCATATTATCAAAAACCTCAATATCTCTATTAAGTATTTTTGAATTTGCTGTTATAATTCTTGTATTTGTTACTTCACCAGATTGTTTCATATTTTGATAAGTGTTTTCCGAAACAAACATAATCCTCATATCTTTTGGCACTTCAGCATTATCTAACACCGCAATAGCCGCGTCAATCGCCGCAACAACATTATCAAAATCTAATGTACCCTCAACTATATTAGTGCCAGAAACCGCACCGCCATTTATATCGGTGTAAATTTTAGTAAATCTATATAGATCCAATTCAGGAAAGAATTTTTCCCTTAAATATGTATCATTAATTTTTGCCGCTGAAATATGCGCTTCTTCGGCGTCCACAGCATCAATAGGAAGCTTTACGCCCCTATCCATGTCTAATGTATAACTATCCCACGCATTATTTACGGTACCGGCTGAATATCCTGAACTTTTAGAATAGTCATAATTTCCTGAAATTGTAAGTTTATTTATCAATACTGTGTTTGCACCTTTGAATTCATATAAACTTGAAGGTGTTTCTAAAAATCTTGTTACACTTTCTCTTTTGTAAACATCATCAAAATACATCAAGTATTTTTGAGCCGCATTAATTGCCATTCAAATCAATCCTTTCAATTAGAACGACGATTCACCATGATTTGATAATAATTGATCATAAATATCACCTGTAAAATTATCATCATTATTATCATTATTATTATTAGAATTACCAGTATTGTTAGTATTTGCCGAATTTTTATTTGTTTTTGGAAACATATCGATATAATCTTTTTTAAATATGTCAACTTGTTCCTGTATACCAACTAAATTTCCATTATCTAAAGATATTTTTTCAAAATCTAAAGAGTTCATTAATAATTTAAGATTTTTATCATTTACTTTTTCATTTCTCAAATAACTTTCAGCTAAATAATTTTTTTCAAGGTCAATATTTTTTAAATTAGCTTTTTCATTTTCAGCCTTTAACTTAGCTTTTTCAGTATTATAATTTTGTAATGCTTCATCAACATTCTCAGCATTTAAACCTTTAAGAATTTTATCAACATTTTTTTGTGATTTTGAAGCTGTTTCAATCTGAGATTTTAAATTACTAACTTCTCCATTAACCTTGTTAAACCTTGATAATGTAACATAATTATCTTTAACTATATCAATATTATCAATTTCAATTTTGTCACCCAATAATTCTTTAATTTTGTCATAATTTTCGTCGCCTACTATTTTTTTAATTCTTTCAGACATCTTATTTTCCTCCATTTTTACGTTTTTATTTAACGATTTTAGATTTATACGTATCTAAAACGATTAAACCATATTACTAATATTGTAACATGGTTTACATTCATAACTATAAAAACCACACGTGTTAAAATGAATTGTTTTTTACTTCTTCTTTTCTCTGTTTTTCCATTCGACCCCGTTCTTTTTCAATATCATCTACAAATGGGTGTATTTCACGTAGTCTTTCGTCAGATACTAAACCCATTGATTTTAATATATCACCTATTAATTCACTTTCATTAATTAACATTGATTTTTGAAATGTTATTTCTGGATTATAAGATTTATTAATCATTTTTTCAGCCATTTCAAGAAAATCATTATAAAATTCAATCATTTTTTGTATTGTATCAGAACCTTTAAAATCTAGTTGTATATATCTAGATTTTAATACAATATTTGTTATATTTGTGCCTTCGGCCAATTTTGAAGGGTCAACACCACGACCGACTAAAAAAATAACTTCTCTTAAAATTTTTAAAAGCAATTCACGAGCCTCGACAGGTATATCTACTTTAGCATAACCAAAGTCGCCGTCATCAGCGACCGAAACCGCTTTTATTTCTAACATTTTTTTCATAATCTTTTTAAGTTCATTATCTTCACCAATATAACCTTTCAAAATCGCGACAGCTTCTTGAAACTTTTCTACATTTTCAATAAATCCGGTTGTAATTGAATTATAACTATAAATAAGATTTTCAATATCATCTATATCACCAGCGCCGTCATCATTATTGTCAAGCCTTACCCATGGTATAAAATCATATACGCCGCTGTGAATTTCTTCGGTAGATTGTCCATAGTTATCTTCAATTGTATAATGATTAATAGTTTTATCATCAATCATTATTTTTTCTTTGTTGTAAATCATATATCTTACACCAGTTTTTGACCAGATTTCTATATATAATTTTTCATCTTTTTTATAATACCTAATTAATTCTTTTAATTCTTTTCCATCTTCAGAATAATAAGGGATAATTTCATTATCTTGGACAACAATAAATTTTAATTTATTGTTCTTAATATAAAGATTACACCAAGCAATTTTATCTAAACTAGCATTAAGCAACATCTTTTTAAATAATCCCCACAATAAAATAGTATTATTATCATCAATTAATTTATCATATGTTGGTTTTTTACCTAAAGTATAATCAATTTTTTGTTTTACCAACATTTTAAAATAATTAATATAAATTTCGCCTTTCTTTTTTTCTTTAATAACTTTATCATTTGAATAAAATTCTTTGGTTGTTGCTTTTTGAGGTTTATAATTGTAATAAAATCTACCTGCATAACGGTCCTCATTATCCTTTTTTTTCTGGTCCTTTTCAATAATTTCTAGAATTTTATCCATACTTTACACCTCCTGACCATATTTAACGGCGCACGGTTTAAATTCTATTTTTGTTTTAATTTTATTATCTTTATGTTTTTTATAAAAGTCAATAATCATTTCTAATGTTACATTTTGGCTATCCCCTGTTTTATTTGCAATTTCTTTAATAAATTCAATATGTGTTTCAGGTAATTCATAAGTACGCTTTTTTTTAATTTTTTCCATGATTTATAATTTCCTTTCTACTAAATTAATTCCATGTTCTAAACCTCTTTCATAATAATGTACATTAATTCCGTCAAGTTCTCCATTACATTTTTTACATTTATATCTTTTTCCAATTTTACGATCTGGTGTTATATCTTGAAAATTATGTAATTTACAATTATTTAATTTTCTTGAATTTTCTTTTACTTGGTTCCATAATTCTTTATCATCAATCATAAATATCATTCCTTTCTATTTTATTTAACTCACTTTCCATGTATCAGCCCTAATATTTTTTTCCTGTCCATATCTTACACTAGCTGAACCATCTGGCTCGTCAGGATATTCATAAATTATTTTATCTGTTTTCTTGTCCTTCTCATATTCATATGTTTTAAAATCTACAGCTAAGTTAGGACATCTTTTTGGATCAATAATAATTTCGGCTCTATCCTGAACCCATTTTATACCATGATTTTTACTATCTGGACCTTTTTTTGTTTTAATTGCATTTAAACCGAATTTTTGCATCTCTTTTATTGTTCTTGGATCTTCATTATCAACCCAAATTAAGAAATTTTTTGATTTTTGCTTTATTTTTGTAAATAATAACCAATTCGAAGCATGATATAAATATACTTCATCAAATATATATAATTTTTGATTAGATTTATCATAAAAACTTTCACTATAACAACTCGCATGTGAATAACCCAAATCAACACCGCGCTGTATTTGTGAAAATTTTGAAATTTCTTCGTCGGTAATTTCTCTTAATGTCAAGACACCTGTCTTTGTTCTTGGATCGTATTCTGGATAAATTTCTAAACCTTCGCCAGTCTCTTCACCTAAATACATATGTCTATATTTTTTAGGGTTTATCTTTTTAATTAATTCAGCTTCATTAATAAAACTTTCGCCTAACCATTCTGGCGGTGCTTCTAAATAAGTACTATGATGTATACGCGTTTTTGTATCAATACTTTGTCTTTCAAGTTTTTTAAATTCTCTAACCTGGTCATTAACCCAACTTGAAATACTTGCAGGTGGATTATACATATAATTTACTATCGCTTCATCTCCACCCCTAAGTAATGATTGATTTATAGAACGTATTTCATCCATTCCAACAAATTCGGTTAATTCTTCAAAAATAATATGTTTACAATAACCTTTTTTAAATTTTATACTTTTTATCTTTTGATAATCGCCTTGATTCGCCGCACCTCTAAATAAAATAGTGTTTTGTGGATTTTTTGAAGTGCCTGTATAAATTCTCATCGGATTTGTTGTATAATGCCAGATATCATTAAGACCTAACATATCAATAGCCCACAAGAAATTTGTAAATACACTATCCTTTATTGTATCTTTAACTTTTCTTAACCCTAAGGCATGGGTATTTTTACCTTGTAAAAAATCTCTGGTTAAATCAAAAATTGTATATAAATGGACATAAGAACTTTTTAAACTACCTCTACCACCTTTAAACCAATAATGTAAATGTTTTTTTCTTTCCATGTCCCAAAAAATCTTATAATATGCTGGCCCAATTAATTTAGCTAAACTAATATTAATTACGTTATTCAATTAACTTTTTCCTCGTCAGGAACATCATTATAAATGTTTAAAGTTGGTTTATGTTCTTCTTTTTCCTTATCCCATCCCCTAATTTTAGAATATATTTCAACCGCCTTTAAAATATCTCTTTGTTTAATAGGGAGTGTTTTTTCTATTAAATTTTCATGGAAACTTGTTTTAGTTCCAGATCTAGTAACGAAAACATGTGTTTCAATTGCTGTACCTCTAATTTTTTCAGATAATAATTTTAAAACTTCTTCTTTTCCTATTTGTAATTCCCTTTCTTTTTCTTCCATACACATATCAACATATTCCATAATTTCAGGGTCTTTTTTTAATCTGTACCCTTTTTGCATAGCACTTTTATTACTATATCCAGCGTCAATGGTTGCCTGGGTAGCATTAAACCCATTCGCCATATATATATCAGACCATAATTTTTTTTGTTTAGTTAACAATTTTTGCACCTCCCTATTTGATTATATCACAAAGAGGCACACGTATATACATGTGCCTCTTAATCTATATAAAAGTAGTAACTAGTAAAACCAGTTTATTTTTATTATATCACTTTTTATTAAATATATCCACCCCTACATATTTTAATAATTTCAGAAACAAAACCAGTAAAACCATCCTGTATATTATAAGGTTTTCTTTCCTCGGAATTAAATATTTTATAATATCTTTCAATTTGTCTATTTCTACATTGTTTTATTCTAGTTTCAAGCTTAGGTTTAATTTGTCCCTCACTGTAGTCAACTTTATCATACTTTCGAGGTTTCATTTACATCAACCTTTCTATAATACATATTAAAAATTGCTGTTGGTACTAAATCAAAATTTTGTTGAGCATAATTATAAACAATTGTATGATGATTAAGCAAAGTTGAATATTCTGGCCCTAAAAAGAAATATTCGTTAAGTGCAGCATCAAATTTTATAACTTTATACTGTTTACTAAACATATCAATAAAAGTCATAATTTCACTTATACGTTTTTTATCATACTCACAAGCAAAAACGATATTATCTTTTTGAATATCTTTATTTTTATAACCTATATATTCATATTTATAATTTTCTATTGTCAAAATTGATCAACTCCTTTTCGTAAATTTCAATAGGCGTAATTACACTTTGATTAAGTTCTATTGGAGTCGAGTAATATAAATCAAACGGAAAACTTATATCAAATGAATAGTAGACAAATAATTTATATGAATAAGTTTTTATTAATTCTTTTTTTATGTTAGAAACGACATGTCTAAACAGATGGTAAAAAAAATCATTTTTACATTTCTTAAAGCCTCCAAAATCTTTATTGATAAATTCATTCATAAATTTATCAATCATTTTATAATTTGGTTCTGACACCTTAAGGTATCGTCCAATAAATTCAACCTCATTTGAATAAGCTATTTTACCTAAATCTATATATTCCAATTTTCAAACCTCCTTTTATAATAATAGGCGATTCTAATTAGAATCGCCTATTATTATAAGTTCTTAATCTTCAACCTCTTCATCAATAAAATCACCAGGATAATTATTTTCTATCATTTTTTCTTTTAAGTTTTCTTCATAATAATTTTCTGGTAAAATAGTAACATTTTTATTTTCTGAACTTTCAGGGACCGGCGGCGCTTGTTTGTAATCTCCCTCAACTTTGTCTACATTATGTAATTTTACAGCTTCTTCAATTGGTATTTCATGCCCTGTATAACTTGGATGACTTTCAATTGGATTTTCATTCATTGGTTTTTCTGGTATTGGTATAGGCGGCTGTTTTGCTAAATCTTGCATTATTTTATTTAATAAATTTTTTGATAATTTAATTTCATATGGTGAAATCATATAAAACATTTCTTTTAAATCTTTTAACATTAAATCAAATTTTTCATTATCTTTTAAATTATCACTTTCATCATTATAATACTTAAACAAATGCTCTTCTTCGGGGAAACCATTTTTTTTAGCCGCCTCAACTCTAATTTCCATCAATAAATCTGTAATATCTTTAAGTTTCCATTTTTTGTTTTCAACTTGTCCAGACATTATAACTCTTAATTCACGTAATTTGTTACTTAATTCAGGATACTCATTAATAGTTTCGCGTTCAGCTTCGGCAATATGACCAGTTGCTAGCCAACGATGTCCTAAATACCCCTGTAAAGCTTCAACACATAAAACATATGCTTGTGATATATGTTTAGATGCGCAAAATAGACAATCTACCGCTTGAATATTGTTATCACTTAAAATATTTTTTTCCATTTACTAGTTAACTCCTTTTAATTTATTTTTATTAACTTACATTAATAATAGTACATTATTATATATAATAATTCAAGAAATTTTTTAAATATTTTGATTCATTCCAAATAAATCCCCTAAAGTTATTTTACTTTGATTGTCAATATTTTCCATATTTTGATTATATCTCTCGATGGTATCTTCATTAACCTTAGGCCTAATTAAATTAATATCATTATTTGGAAATTCATTTTCATCGAAAGATATTTGGGTCGGTCCTTCGTTTCCAATTTCCTCAACATAATTTTTTGATTTTTTTATTTGATAATCTTCTTTTTTTAAATCTTCAGATTGTTTCCTTTTTTTACCAAAGTCACATTTAGGTTGACTACACCAGGTTTCTCCGGCTTTATTCCTTATCAAAATAAAATTGCAAACTGGACAATATTCATTGGTAAACTCACCAATAAAACTAGATTGATTAACTTTATTAAGTTCTTTTCCATTATCCACAATAAGACCAATATCACTTTCGGCCTTATTTTTTGCTTTAATATTATTTTGTAAAACTTCATTTTTAAATTCTTGTATTTTTTCATCATTTTTAATTTTTTGCTTTGAAATTTTATTCTCAGTATATTTTTTATCAAGATAAATTTCATAAGCTTTTTTATTTATATGTTCTTGACCAGATATACACATTTCAATTAAAGATTGTAAAAATTCAGTTAGTTGTTTTACTTGACTGTTATAATATTTTGAAGCTTCAATCATGTTAGTTTTATGATTAGTCAAAACATTATCACTATACAATAAATTTCGATTAAAACGTCCTCTAATTTTATAATTATCAATAATTACACCAACAGCTAAACCAACAATTATAAAAGTAACAATACTTGCATACACCAATAAAACAATATTAATAGTTTCATTCATTTTATTTCCCTCCAATAGTTTTCGGAAAGCTATTAACTAGCTTTCCTTTTAATATTATTTTTATTACTCATAACAACTTTACTTAATAATTTTTTTCTTCTTTTTTCTTTTATAATTTTATTTTTATTATCTAAACGTTTTTTATACTTTTCTACAGTCATACCACTTTCATAAATATTATCTTTTGCCATTTCAGCCGCAAAATTAATATTATACCCTTGTTCTTTTGTTAGCTTAACAAAATTATCTTTAAAAGTTTTTAAGTTATGTTGTGTTGCCATTTTACCATATATAGTTATAACTTTATTGTTTAATTCTTTACAAATATAACTATATGGAATATAAGCAACATTTTTTTGTATTGTATCATATCGAAGCGGTAAACCTTTCAACAATCGTTTTTTATTTGGTCTTTTCATAATTTTTTAACCCTCCTATATTAATTTACATTATATCATTTTAAACACTGTCATTTATTGTTAACCAAACATTTCCAGACTTCGCATGTAATAATTTTAAATCTTCTAAAGTTAAAAAACCATTTGATTTTTTAATCATGTCATCAATAAAATTATTAGTTTTCTTTTTTTTCTTAATTTTACTATACATAGGATTTAAAATTTTATTTTGTGCTTTTTTTATTTGTTTAGCTTTGCAATCAATGCATAAAACTTGTTTTTGCATTATATAAATATTTTTGCAACCTTGACATAAATGTTGACCTTCAATTATTTTTCCTAACATCTATTTCCCTCCAAATATTATAATATTTTTCCAGTGTGATAACGCCTATATCTTAGCTTATTAAACTGGCGACGGCTTTCAGGGTAACTTATCCGGCTTTTATAAAATTTGATTCAATTAATATTTCCTTTCCAAGTTTTTTTAATTTTTCATTTATGGAAGCTATTATTTTATCTTTTGTATTATCCTCCATAAACTTTGTAAATTTATCATAATCAGCTTTTAACCAATCATTTTTAGTTTTAAGATTATATATTATTTCAACACACTTATCTATATAATCTTGATTTATTTTTTTACTTTTAGCAATTGCCCAAAATCGCTTTAATTGTTTATGTGTAACTTTTGAATAATCTATAGTATTTGTATATTTTTGTTGTTGTGGTTCTGTAGTTTTTCCAAGTGAATTATTAACTTTTTGATTTAATGGAATATCATTCCCTGGCACAAAATCATATTTTGTTTTATCTTTATCCCAATATATATCCGCACCAATACCAAGTTTTTTACAACAAACTGAAATTGCATCTGTTTCAGCCATTTTTAACGCCTCGTCGTTACTTCGCATACCTGCATTTTTAAAATTATTAATTAACATATTTCCGCCAGTACCTTCGACCGGTTTTGACCATTCATTTCCTACTTTATAATAAAGTTTTAATTTAACAAACATTGCAACCTCATTATTAGCCGCCGGTTCTGTCCATTCTTTTATAATTTCAGTATACCAACCGATACCGCATGGACCATAAGTTTCAGTTAATAACTTTATTCGCCATATTGGATTAATGTCGGATTTTCCCTGTAAATTACCTTTTTCAATTGTTTTTAATGCAGTTTGCGGAACACTCCTAAATTTTTCCCAATATTCTAAATTTTTATTTTCCATAATATTAACCCCCGGTAAAATTATTATTATTTACATTTTATCATTCTTATTAATAATCGTCAATCTTTACAAATAAATACTTCTTCAAATGTCATATTAAGAACTTTTAAAATTTTGAAAATATCGTCAAGTGTAAATCTACAATTTCCAATAATTTTATTATTCAAAGTTACTTGTTTAATGCCTATTTTTTTTGATAATTCTGCAGTTGTAATGCCACTATCTTGTAATATACCTCGAAAATGCCCACCCTTTATTTTTAAATTTCTTTTATTTTCCACAATATCAATCCTTTCTTTTTTAGTTAAGGAGGTTTTTACACCTCCTTATTATGAAACTTTGCCATATTCCCTTATCCATTCTAGCGCCTGAACTTGTGAAATATGATGTCTTTCAATTCTGGGAGTTCTTCCAGCAATTTCGGTTAATTGACGATATTGTTTAGGACTACATTGGCCATCTTCCACACAGGAAAAAAATAAATCTTTGTTTAATCCAATTATTGTGTAAGCTTGTTTTGGTGTGTACCATGATTTTTTTCCTATTGTTCCATAATCCATTTCATAATCTAAAATGTCAATCATATCGTCAATAAGTTTTTTTTGTTTACTAGTCATTTAAACTACCTCCGGTAAAGTATTTTTAAATCTTAACTATATATTATCACTTCTTTTTATATTTGTCAACTATTAATACTAACTTATTGCAATTTTATATAAATAATCTGTTATTGGTTTAAAATACCATTTGAAATATTTATATAATTGTCTATTAGCATATTTAAATGTTTTAGAATAATAATATCTAAAATTTTTTTCTTTTCATATTATTTCCCTCCATAAAAATATAAAAGGGATTATAATCCCTTTTATATTATAATCCCAAACTCCCTTTAATTTTACGTAAATCATTTGATGAATCATCAATCGTTTTAGGTCTTTTGTGTTTAATTTTTTGTTTTTTTGGTGTTGAGATTGTTTTAACTTCATTTTTCTTTTTGTCATTAATAATTTTTTCAACTTTTTTACATAACATGTTAACCTCCAAAAATTTTAATTTTTCTTACTATTATAGTATATAATTATTAATAATAACTTTCTACTATTATTACTAAAATGTAATATTATTTACTTTCCCTCTATTGATTATTTTATAATTGCATTTATCAATTTTTCTTTGAATACATTTTTTTGCCATTGCTCTTCACTATATTGAAAAGCCCATTTTATTCCATATACATCAACCATTTTAGACCTTGCTTCTTCATAACTATCTGCATAAACTACTTGTACATACCCTTCAAATGCCATACCACATCCAAATGTAAAATACCATTTTTTCATTTCATTTCCCTCCATAAATTTTCGATTTCTTCTAAATCTCCAATGATTTCCTCAGTTAATTTTACTGCCTCTTCTTCATGTTCAAATAAATATTTCAATAATTTTTCTTTGTAATATTCAATTAAATCATCTATCATTTTAGGATAAAAATAACTATCTGCTAAATATTTACCAATATATTTAGGTTTCATTGTATATATTTTTGAATCATTTTTTGTATATTTAATATGCCCTCTTTTTGGAGTAATACGAACAATTGTTCGAACTTCTTTTATTTCTTTGTGAGTTACTATCTGACCGTCAAAAGCTGGAAATAAAATTTCATGATATAAAAATGTTAATCCTGGTTTAATATCAGATTTTTTTATTTTATTCATTTATATTTTCCTCCTAACTATTAATAATCTGAATCAATAATTTTTAACATTTTTTTTACATCATTAATATTAATAAATTTATTAGTTTCTATAGTGTCAATAATATTTCCACAATTACATTTGAAGTGTGTCCAATTTGGATCTGTTTTTGAAACTTCAATTATTGGCTCTTTTATGTTTTCTTGACATTCATAACAATAAAATTCTTTTTTTTCAAATATCATTTAATTTTCCTCCTAATAAATATTTATCCCTGATTTTCATTTAATAATGAATAAACAAAAACAATTTTTAAATTTCTCTTAACACGATCTAGTTTTGGAGTATCAACAGTATTGTAATACAAATTTTTAACATAATGTATTAATTCCAAAATACTATACGTTGAACATTTCGCGTTAACAACTGGAATAATTTCACGAATGAAAAAATCAAGGTCCTGAACCTCATTTTCATTAAAACTATAACAATACTTTACTTCATCTAAAACATTTTTATACAATACTTCAATTTTGTTTTCTTCCATAATTAAACCTTTCCAGGAGGGTTTTCCCTCCTTTTTTTATATTATATTTTGACTTTTTAAATTATGAATTGAAATTTGTGTCTGTAATTGACATATATAATTACAATAATTTAAATAAATTTCTTCTAATTTTGTAGTTGAATTTTTTCTTATAGAATCAACTTTCATTAATATTTCTATTGTGTGGTCATATATATATGATGAATCATAATTCTGTGGATATTGTTTCCTTACAGTTTTACATAATTGTCTAATTATCATAATTATTTTTTCCTTTTTATTCATATTAAAACGCCTCCAAATTTAATATTTAACTTCTAATATTATTATACTACTATTATTAATAACTGTCAATCATTATTACTATTAAAAAGAGAAATTAAAATATTTCCCTTAAATTACTTTATTAGCTATCTTTACTAATTGACCACAATATTTATAAAGTCTTTTTCTTGCAATAAATGTTTGTTTTCTGGATAAATAGCCTTTCCAAATTGCTTGTTGAGCGAATGAACTTAATAGTTCTGCATCAAAACCGCTAAAACCTACTCCATTATGAGTTAAAGTTTTGCATTCTTCTTTTTCTTCCTGTGTTTGTAATTCCCATAACTTGATTACAGAGCGTAAAACCATTGTGTCATTGTTTTCAAGTAATTCTTTGATTTCTTCAATACTCCAAATTTTTGTATTAGTCATAAAAATAACCTCCGGTAATAAATTATTTTCAACTCTTAATACTATTATAATATTATTATTAATAGTTGTCAAGTATTATTAATAATAATTTGCATAAAAAAAGACCTGCAAAGGTCTTTTAACTAATTACTTTTTTACTTTTTTACTTTTTTAATAGTTTCCAAAATACTATCAAGTGCATCATCATACTTGAAAATACCTTCGATTAAATCTTTATTTTTAGATGTTAAATTTTCATTTAATTTTTTTAATTGTTCAACTTCTTCATTATTTGCCAAAACTTCAATTAAACCCTTCAAATTTAAACCTTTTGAGTGATGTTTTTGAACAAAAGGTATCCAAATTTCAACCGCCCAGGCAGATTTTTCTAATAAAATACGTTTCCATTTTTCATCTGTATCATTTGTTACATCATTTACAGGTGGAACATATTTAACATCTAAATATTTACAAATTGCTTTTGTTATTTCTTCGGCGCATTCTCTTTGATATGCTTCGGTTTTCATTAACGCCGCTTCTTGTTTATTGTCCATAAATCCGCATTCAACAAGCGCGGCCGGTGCTATTGTTTGTCTTAACACTTGATAATTAGAATATTTAACACCGCGGTCCCTTAACTTAGTACCATCAAGTAAATAAGCTTGCAAATATTTAGCAAGTAATTTACCTCCATCAGACGGCGCGTCTGGATGACAATGCGTTTCTATGCCGCCCCATTCACCCCAATCACCAGTCAACGCATTAAAATGAACATATACAGCACACGCAACATTATTTTTATTTGCAATTTCGGCACGCTGATTTAAACTAGTTTCACCAGGCGGATTAAGGTCAATTGGTTCTAAACCACAACGTTTTAATGCTGTAATAGCAAAATCACATGTAGGCCTATTAAACTGATACTCTTTAAATCCGTCAGGAGTTCTTTTACCTGGTGTATTTGGTTCATGTCCTGGACATATACCGACTTTTTTATTCATCAATATTTCCCTCATTTCCTAAAGATTTAGTTTGTAATAATATTGGTGGATGAGTTACGCCCCAACAAGCAAAAAAAATTTTTTTAGTTTTAATTATAGTTTGAATTTCTTTTTCTGATAATTCCCAACAAGATTCAACTAAATCCAGATTATTTGAATCTTTAAATCTTGCAATTGGAAGATCAAAAACTTCATTTTCCTTTCCCTTTGGTGCTTTTAAAATAAATGTAGTAAATTTATTTTTCACTGGTTTCATTTTTTTGATCTGCCTCCTTAATTTCTTTCCAATCTCCACAACCTTGATTTTGTAAATCACCAGTAATAATAACTACTTTTTTATCTCTTTTACTTTTAAACATACATTTATTCCCCAAATCTTTTCTCATATTTCCACAATTACCACAATGAGCATATCCCATATTTATCAATATCCTTTCTAAGAAAGTTTAATTAACCAAAAAATAATTTTAATATTCCTAATATTCCAGAAAAAAATACAGTTATAATTCCAGCATAACCAGTTAAGCGAGCCGGTGTTAACTCGAATTTTTTTATTTGCAATTTTTTATTACAATTATCTTGATTTTTTTGACACATTTCTTTAGTTATAACAATTTCATTTAATTTGTCTATTTTATTTTCAACCCTTGTTACATCATTTACAAGTACAGTTAATAATTTATCTGTATAATTTAATTTATCAAAATCTTTTTCCATTAATCTCGCTTCCTTTTCATTTTATTTTTAATTATATCACGTTAATCAAAAAAGACCTCAAACGGCTAAGCAAAAGGTCTTTTTAAAGTATTATAGTAGTACCCAAATTATTATAATTTTATATAGAATAATAATATAATTTTTTTACCGTTTTGGTATATACGGAAGGAAAAATTATTTGAAAACCTATCAATTGCGGCGACCGGATTCGAACCGATACCCGTTTTGGTTATGAGCCAAACAATCTGCCGTTGATATACGCCGCGTCAAGTGGGGACTGTGTATATTGCGATTTCCCCACGCCACCGCGTTTACCGATACACTCAGCCATAAAGCTTGATATCTAGGTCATTGCTTTACGCGTCCTTACACCTAGTTGGACGAATTGCCGTAATCGGATTTGAACCGATATTTCCATCCTATATAGGCCAGCGACTCCCAAATTGTCTATACGGCGACCATATACAAAAACACTGTTATAATATAATACGTTTGATATATTATGCTGATTTTATTTTTTTGGAGAAAAACCAGCAAAAACACAACATTTTTTACGACCAATAGTGGAATTGAACCACTAACTTTAGATTGACAATCTAATATGTTTCCATTACACCAATTAGTCAAGTGGAAAATTTATTATTAGATTTAAATGTGAAATAAATTTTCCGAAATAAACACATTACTAATTAATTAGATTAACATTATATTTTTACGTCTTACATGCTATGATATGACGGGTTTTTTTCTCTTTTCTCCATTGGTTATGAAAGGTAACAATTTCTAAAACCTCCAAAGGGTTTACCAGTAAACCGACCATCGGACCTCACTAAGATTATATAAGTTTGCCTACTCTACCCGTAACCCTGGACACTTTCCCAAAACTTATATAATTTATTAGTACGTTCTGCCACTTAAACTATAAACCATATTTTTGGTAATAGTTACCGGACTATTACCAAAAAAACACCAAAAAACAAACAAATTACATCAATAAACACGCTTATGACTTCAAAAAAGAATTTAAGTACTCTACTATTTGTAAACAAGCACAACCCAATTTTAACACAACTATTCATTAAAATCAATGTTTGTATATAAAAATACAAAATAAAATTTACTCAAAAGTGTAAAATAACATTAAAAGTGTAAAATTACACATTATGCAATATATATCTAACATTTTTAATACTAAATATTATGCTTTTAATTTAAAATCAATCAATTTTAGTATCTCATTTAAATAATACACTGTAGTATGAGTAGTTGACATATCTATATTTAACATTCTACATATAAAATCTACTTTACCTCTAATAGTAATATTTCTTTCAGTATTATCAATATTTAAATCACTGATAATTTTATCTAAAACTAAATGCAACATTGTTCCCAATTTATTTCCCTCCACTATTTATAATAAATTTTATAGCATTTAACTTGTTTTGATATTCTCTAAATTCTTTATCATATATTTTACGTTCGTCATATGTTAATTTTGATAAATTATCTTTTTCAACTCTTAAACTATCAATATTATTTTTCAAATCTTCTATAGTACTTAATAAACTTGAAATTTTACTAATAAATTTATTTGAGCTATCTTCTATTTTTTCTAGTATCTGGTTTAACTCTGCCATATCAATTTTATCATTAGGATGTTTTTTAAATATTTCATTTTTAATAGAATCAATCTCATTTTTTACATAATTTTCAATTTCCATAATTAACCCTCACTTTTATTTTTTACATATAAATATATATCACCATGATAAGTACACATTTTTACATACATATTATCATTATATTCGAACCATAAATCATGACATGAACCACTATCATTTGAATCAATATCAATAAAATCGCTGAATACTTCCCCTATATAATCAATAATTTTATATACTGGAAAATTAGCAATAAATTTTATATCTTTTTTATCTTCCAGAAACTTATCAATAATTTTTTTTGCCTGGTCCAAATCAATTTCACCTAAATTTTTAATTTTATTCATAATTAACCCTCACTTTCTAATTTCTAAATTAATCCTAAAATTATTACAATATTCATTCCATAAAACAACTTTTATACCTAAGAAAAAACAAATTCCATTTACATCATTCTTTTTTCTTTCAAAGTATCTGCAATTTGCGCAAATTAACATTTTACCTCACTTTCTAATTATACAAAAACATTATTTTGTATAATTAAATTATTTAACAATAGCTTTTCGAAAACAACTTTGATGATAAAAACATTCACCCATGTCTACATATCCATAATGTTTATTAATATCTTTGCCACAAGAACAACATTTTATTTTTTTTCAACTGGTTTATCATTAATTACTTTCATTAAATCAGTGACAGTTAAATCCTTTACATAAACATTTTCAAGCTTAATTTCTTCATAATTTTGAATTTTAATATCATCTTCTTTAATATTATTAAATCTTTTTTTAAAATATTCTGAAAATGTTTCATTTTCATTTAAAATAATTTTCCCATAAAAACTTGAATAATCTATTTCCGCTAATATTTCAAATGCTTTCAACATTGTTTTTAACCTCCTTTCGTAATAAATTTTGGCTTTTCTTGTAAATCTTGTAAGCTTCCACCATAAATATTTATACCTGGATATTTAAAATTAAAATTTAATATATCTTTAATTATTAAAATTATTTCTTCATTTGTTTTATTTTCAAATAAATCATTATTTATTTCTATAATCATAATAAACCTCCACACTAATATATTATTTTTCGTTAAATTTTATTAGTTCATATCGATTTAAACCAGTTTTTATATAAATATTTGAAAGATGCTTTTTTATAGTATTTATACTTAAATTAGTTTCAGCCGCAATTTCTTTATTAATCAAACCTTTTTGAACATATAATATAATTTTAAGTTCTTGGTCTGTTATTTTGTCATAGTTAATACTTTTTATATTTCTATTAACTAAACTTTTATAAAATTTTATATCTTCTTGAATTTCTTTTATTTTATTTACATATATTTGCAATTGTTCTTGTTTTAATTGTATTATTTCTTTAATATCCATTATCTATATACCTCAAAATCTCTTGTAAAATATCTGTCCTTTGTATAAAAAGCAATCTGTATAAATCCTTTTCCTAACCAATATGTAATTGCTTTCATATCTTTTAATAAAATATTTTCTTTGCTTAAAATTTCTAATGTTTTGTTATATAAAATATCTCTTGATTCAGGTGTTATTATATTTTCGTATTCATTAACTTTATTCTTAATATATTTTTTTGTAACTTTGGTAAATTTAACAGGTGATAACATAATAAACCTCCACACTAATATAATTAATCTGGATATGGTTCGTAATCATTTGCATTAACCCAGATCCATTCTTCTTCTAAATCTTGTATTATATATACTAAAAAATAAAAACCTTTTTCTTTTTCTACCCATTGAAAAGCATATACTTTTAAAACTTCACCTGTCTTTTTATTTTTAATTTTAAACATTAATATAATTTCATTCCTTCCCTTTCTAATTGTTTATACTCCTTTTCTTTATCTTTTTCTTTTTTAAAATAATTAATTTTGTAATAATCTTCAAGATAAATTTCTACATCTTTTCTTTTCAATTGTTTTGGGATTTCTAAAACTTCAATAATTTCATTTTCCCTAAAGGTAACACCAACATTATTTAATTTTTTCAATACAATGTCCATGTCATCAAGTAATTTTATCATTTTTGGAGTAAATTCTTTTTTTTTATCTATTGGAACATTATCATTTTCTAACCAGACATAACCTTTTTGAAATTTAACCAACAATTCATTATATTGCATTGATAAATTAATTATTTCAATTATTCGCATTATTTACCTCCATATAAAAAGAAATCCTATAAATCCAGTTTGCCAGCTCGAATTTATAGGACTTCTATACTATTTTTATATAGTTTGTTTTGGCTGGCAATCAAAACAAACTATATAATTTATTAAAATTATAACATATTATTATAATTTTACAATAAAAATTTTATTTGCGGGAATTTGCGGGAATTTGCGGGATACTTGCGGTATAATTGCGGGTCAAAAAAAATTATTCCGAAGCCAGTAATATTAATACTCACAAGATTTTTTGCAGGTCAGCGGGAATATTTTTTCATAATATAATAATATATTATTATTTGTACATATGTATATATAAAACATAAACAAATGTATAAATAAATATATATATATATATATATATTATTCCCGCTTTACCCGCAAATGTTTATAAGTTAGTAATAGTCTATGTTTGGTTATGCAGGTATACAAATGTTTATCCCGCATTTAACCCGCAAATTTAAAAATACTCCCGCAAATAAAATAAAAAACCTTTTTAAAAAGGTTCTTTATTAATATCAATATTATTTATTGGTAAATCTTCTATTTCTTCAAATCTTTTACTTACAAAATATTTATTTTGTTTTTTATGTTTATCGTAAATCATTTGTATATTTAATTTTTTCAGTTCTCGACCTATAGTTAATTTATTTAATAAAACTTGATTTGCTGGAAGTTCTTTAAATATTTCGCCAGCGGTTAACCATTCGCCTTTTCCTTCCTGTGGATAAAGATTCCAAGTTTCCTCTATTAATAAAATCTTTTCAGGTTTATTAAGATATTGATTATTAATTTCATTAATTTTTTTCACTTCTTCAATATCAAATTTATAACTTATTCCTTTTAAATAAAGGGAATACATATAGCCCCACAGCATATCTATGTCAATTTTAATATCTTTATCAAAGTCAATACAATCTATTGTAATATACCGCCTTGTTCCTGTTAAATCTTTTAAAAATTCATTATCATTAGTTGTAGCTGTCAAACATACGCGCCTTTTAACTGTTATTGCCGCGGCTCCATAAGGTAATCTAAATTTGTCAGATGGTGAAGTTATAAAATTTTTCATTGCTTCCTGATCAGATTTTTTAAAAGTTGTTGCAATTTCGCCCATTTCAATTAATATATTTGAAACGGTTTCCATTATTGAATCTTTATTATTTACATCTAAACTTCTACCAGTTAAAAAATATTTATATTTTAATTTGTCAGGTAATAAATTTTGTAACCAGGTTGTTTTACCTATAAATTGAGGTCCTTTTAAAACTAACATATAATCACTATTTATCATTGATTCATCGGAAGAACAACCAACATTAATCATCTGTAATAAAAATTTACCTAAAAATTTATTTTTATATTCACTATCACTAATAATAGTATCAGCTAATTTAAGAAAAATATCTTTATCAGGATTTTTTAAATAATATTTATAAGCATCTTTTAAATATTCTTCCCAGGGATTGTATTTATTTTTTCTTCCAATTAAAGTTAAATTTGACAATATTCTTTTATCAGTTGTTTTAAGGTCCTGAATTAAACATAAATTTTCAATATGGGATCTAACATTTTCCAAAACATCATAATACTTTCCATCTTTGAAAACTTCATATTCCATTTTTATCATATTATATTTTATCTGAAAATTATAATGTTGTAACAAGCATTCAAAATTTTGTTCAACTGGTAAAACTGTCATTTTATCAATTTTTGGTTTTTCATCACCTGAATATTCTGTAAAATACTCAGATAATCTCATTGTTTCATTTTCATCTAAATGATTTTTAAATTTTACATATACATAATCAGGATCCCATTTAACATTTTTTAAATCTAAGTTATCCACAGATTTATTCATAGGTTGTTGACTGATTTTGGGTTTACTGATATTATTACTATTATAGTTATGGTTGTAAATAACTGTTAAATTCCTTAATGCATTGTCAATAGTATTATCTAAATAAGTTGGATGTTTTGTAAATTTAGCCCTATTTCTAGGACTATTTTTTATTATTCTTTTAATTTGATTATGGTCCTGGGTATAAAATGCCAACATATTTATGAAAGCCAAATCACTTTCACTATTACCAGGTTTACCAGGTTCATTATACAAAGATTGAAATTTATTTCCGTTTTTTGCTTTGGAAGCAATTTCAATTATTTTATAATCATCTAAATACATAGATGCTGCATTATGTTTTTCTTGATTATTATTAGTATTATTTGTATAAATATTTTTCATATAGGCCGCGTAAACTTCCTTAATTTTCATATTAGTATTAATATTAAAATTAGAATAATACATATTCCCGGTAAATGTACAATATCGATTATCTTTAGTACTGTATATTTCAAGGCCTTTATGGGTATTTTTATTTTTATAATGAGTATTTTTAAATTTTTCTCTAAATTCATCGAAAGATCCATTATCTTTTATTATAATTCTTATACCTTCCATTCCTGGTGAAATTTCCGTATAAGAATTTAATAAATTAATAATTTTTAATGCTTCCTTAGAAACATTATTAACATGTCCTTTTATACAATGATCAATATCAACAAATATAAAGTCGGTTCCTGGAAGCATTAACCCAATACCACCTATTATTATACCTTTAGAATTTTTTGTATTTTTAAATTTTAATTGTTGCTGTTTTGTAAACTGTAAATTTCCCCAGGTTTGACTATTATTTGACATTGCATTCCCAAGTGTTTTTGGATTGATAGGCGGTTTCGTAAATTTCCCATTTTCAAGTTGTTTCAATCCCCATAAAACCCAATTATTATGAGGATTGTTTCCAAAAAGCTTTTCTATATTGTGGTAATTAACATCAAAATTATAATTTTGCATATACATTACTCCTTGTTATATATTTTATGACAGCATTTACAACAGATATATTTTTCTAAATATTCACAATATATAACATATCTGCCGCACTCACATAAACCAAGCCAACAACGATTATCATGCAATGACAATTCTTTAGGAATAGTATTTTTACATTTAATAACTTTCATAATTTATACCTCGTCAACGCTTATTATTTTATCAATTTTAAAACCATATTTTTCAAAGATTGAATTAATAATAAACTCGTCACTTTCTTCTATAGACATATTTGGCTCGCATAATTTTTCAAAATTTTCAATATTAAGTTTATGTTTTAATTCACATTTAATAGTAATTGTTATTGTTTCAACCTTCATTTAAATCATTCCTTTTCTGTGTATTCTTCTTTATTATTACAGTTAGTACATATATATTCATATGTCTTATAACAAATGGTATCATCATAAAACATTTTAGTTAATTGGTTTTTTATCATTTTATTTTTACATTTTGGACATTTCTTTTCTTTTTTATTGACCGCTGTAATAATAATTTTATCATTTTCAAGTTTTAATGAAACCGTATCTTTAGTTTTAAGATTTAATATTTTCATAAAATCATTTGGAATTAAAATATAATTTGAATTAGCTATTTTATTAATTTTTTTAGTTAACATTTTTCTTTCCTCCAAAAAAATATATTGACTACTTAATACATTGTATTATACAATAATATTGTAGTCAATAGAAAGGAGAAAATATTTTGATTCAATTAAGAGATTATCAAGAAAAAATTATAAATGAGATTAAACAAAATTTGTTAATGTATAAGAGAATATGTATACAAGCGCCGTGCGGTTCTGGTAAATCTGTTATTCTTTCTAAAATTATAGCAGACGCGACAAAAAAAAGAAATAGAATTTTATTTCTTGTACATAGGAAGGAATTAATTGAACAAATTAATAATACATTACAAAAATTTAATGTTGATTTTATGTATGTAAAACTTCTTATGGTTCAAACAGCCGTTCGCCGTTTAAAAAAAATGCAACAACCAACTATTATAATAACCGATGAAAACCATCATTGTTTAGCTAAATCATACACTAAAATTTATGATTATTTTCCAAATAGTTTTTTGTTAGGTTTTACTGCTACACCTGTTCGACTAAATGGTGAAGGATTAGGCGAAATATATAAGTATATGGTTAAAGGTCCTGAAATTAAATGGTTAATAAAAAATAAATTTTTAGCACCATATAAATTATTTTCCGTGAAATTGGCAGATACTTCAAAGCTACATATAAAAGCCGGTGATTTCAATAAAAAAGAAACAACTTCTTTAATGGAAAATAATACTATTTACGGAGAAACAATTAAAAATTATTTAAAACTTGCAAATGGGAAACAAACAATTGTATATTGTTCTTCCATAGAATCATCAATTGAAACCTCAAAAATGTTTAATGATAAAAATATAAGAGCTAAACATTTAGACGGTTCTACTCCTAAAAATGAGCGTCAAAAAACCATAGAAAAATTTAGGACCGGAGAAATAAAAATTCTTTGTAATGTTGATTTGTTTGGTGAAGGTTTTGACGTTCCTGACTGCGAATGCGTTATTCTTTTGAGGCCAACAAAATCTTTATCGTTATATATTCAACAGTCAATGAGATCTATGAGATATAAAGAAGGAAAGGAGGCTATAATAATAGACCACGTTGGTAATTGCTTTGAACATGGATTGCCAGATGATTTAAGGGAATGGACATTAAAAGGAAAACAGAAAAAAGAAAAAAACGAAATTAAAGTTAAGGAATGTCCGAAATGTTTTTCAGTGATTCAACCAGGTTTGAAAAATTGTCCATATTGCGGTCTTGAATTTCCAAAAATGATTACAAGACCAGAGAAGGAAATTGTTGATGTTGAACTTGCTGAAATAAAAAGAAAAGATATTTTAAGGATGAAACCATTTAGTTATATAAAAAAATTAAATACTCTAAATGAAATTCTTGATTTTGTTGAATTAAAAAATTATAAACCTGGTGTTATTTATCATCAACTTGAAGAACGCGAAAACATTAGAGTTACAGAAAATGACTTGAAACGCTGGCAAAAAATTGCAGGATATAAGCGCGGTTGGTGGACACATAGGAAAAACTTAATCAATGAAAGTGAGGTTATTTAATGACCGAACATGATATTCAAAATATGATTAGACTAGAATTGTCTAAGTTAGGATGGTTAACTTTTAGGTTTAATGTTGGAAGAGTTAAAACATCAGATGGTAGATATTTTGACACCGGCCTTCCTGTTGGCTTTACTGACTTAGTCGCATTTAAAGAAGGTAAAACAATTTTTATTGAAGTAAAAAAAACAGGTGGAAAAGCTACACAAAAACAAAAAGATTTTATTGATTTAATGAAAAAAAATGGTTTTAAAGCTGGCATAGTTTACAGTGTAGAAGATGCTATAAAATTAATAGAAAGTGAGGTTTAAAAATGAAAATAATTTGGAAATTACTAATAATTTTGGCAATAATAATTAATATTCTAAATATAGTAAATAAAGATAATTTATTTAATATAATTTTATTAATTGGTTGTATTTGTTATCCAATTTATTTATTTTTAATAGGAGGTTTAAATAATGAAAATAAAAGGAATTAATTATGATATTAATTATCATCGTGGAACATCAACATATAGAGAAGAAAAACAAAATTCTTCACAAGACAAAAATAATTTAAAAAATTTATTAAATCAAATGAAACACACAAAAAGATGTTGTGATAATTGCAATTATTATATAGGTGATATTTGTATTTATTATGATAAAGAACCAAAATACTTACCATCTAAAAAAAATAATTGTAAACATTTTTTATCAAATGTTTTAAGTATAAAAGATTTGGAAACTAAAATAAAAGAAAGTATGTATTGTCATACATGCGGGAAATTAATTTTAAAACCATTAGATTTTTACAAAAAAAATTGTAAAAAATGTAAGGAAAAATTTAAAAATGAATCATTAACTATTTTTAGTGATTTAATTAAGGAGTGATTATTTTGAAAATAAAAGAAGGTAAAATTATTGATTTATTAGAAGGGTTTACAGATGATAAGGAATTTATAGACCTTTGCACAACAAAAAAAGAAGATAGATTAAAAACAGTAAAACAAATTAAAGAAATGCATAAAAATGATAATAGCAACGGTTATTATTTAAGCCAATCTAAGTTTAATTATGGTAAAACTCTAAAGCATTCTATAAGATATCAAACTTATGGATTGTATAACGAAGTATAGGAGGAAAATATAAATGATTCCAAAAAAATTTTTTGAAAATAATTTAGAAAGAAATTTAAAACATATGCAAAAATTAGAAGAAGAACAAATAAAATTTGAAGCTTTAATAGGTTTTAATATTGAAAATTTTATTAAATTAGTTATGTCTGGAATGATAAAAATTGAATCATATGATAAAAATATTCCGATTGCTGATATTATTAATGTTTTATCAAAAATGAATGTTGATGAAACAATATTATGGTTCCAGAGTAATATAAAGCCATTTAAAATGGAATATAAAAAATTGACATTTTGTAGAAATTGCGGAAATTACATAAGTCAGCGCACATTGAAAAAATATGAAGGTTATTGTAAAATTTGCTACAAAAATATAAAAAATAATAAATATTAATAAGGAGGTTAAAATGTTATGTCCATATTGTGGGTCAAAAGTATTATTTAAACCTGGTACATATGTATATAAAAAATATTATACTGAAAATGTTTATGTGTGTTCTAATTATCCTGACTGCAATAGTTATGTAGGCACACATAAACGAACGGGTAAACCATTAGGCCGGTTATCAAATAAAAAACTTAGATTGTTAAAAGTTCAGGCACATTTATATTTTGATACGATTTGGAAGTATAAAAAAAAGAAAGGCGATAAAAAAGCCCGTTATAAGGGATATAAATGGCTAAGTAAAAAATTAAATTTAAATTTCAATGATACTCATATTGGTTATTTTGATGAAGAATACACAAAAAAAGTTATTGAATTATGTAAACCTTATTATTTAAAATTGAAAGGAGTTAAATTATAAAAATGAATTTATTCAATTAAAAATACAATACTTAATTTTAAATGACATGATTGACTTGGCCGAAATGCAAAGAGTGACATATATTTAATATATGTCACTCTTTTTATGCTACTAAAATTATCTTTTAGAAATAAATAAACCTAATTTTTTTCTAAAAATAAATAATAAACCTGATAAAAATAATGATATTCCAATCAATAAAGCAAAAATATTTTCCTTTTCGCCCGTATTTGGAAATTTTTCAACAGTTGGCGTAATTTCTGGTGTTACTGTTTGTGTTGGTTCTAACGTTTTTAAGTCGGTACCGGTTACTATTGGCGTAATTTCGGGCGTTACTTCTTCGGTTACATCTGCTGTCGGGTCAACAGTTGGCGTAATTTCGGGTGTAGTTTCGATAGTTTCAGTAATTTCAATAGTAATTTCTGGTGTTGCTTCTTCTGTAGTTTCAATAGTTGGTTGTGGTGTAGGCCAACAAGGCCATGGAAAAGCGTTTACACTACTTGAAAAACTAAATAAAATAACTAGCATTACTAGTAAAAACAAAACTTTCTTAAACATTTAATAAATCCTCCTAAATTTTTTTTCAATTAATTATTTCTGTATTATAAGGCAAAAATATATTTGCCGAATCTTTGTATAGTTTAATTTTTGAACCATCTGAAAATTCAAAAATTTGACTTTTGTCTCCAAAAATACCTATATCTTTTGGCGTACTTGGAATAACGTTAATATCAATTTCAAGGACCATATCAATAATTAGGTCATATGGTTCATTGATAAGATTATCAGTATTAAGTAATTTATAAGCATTTTGCGCGGTAGTTTCTGGTGTTATTTCTTCAATTTGGTCCTCTAATCTTAAAATATCACTTTCTTTTGATTCTAACATTTGATTTAAGTGAAAAATTTGATTTTCATTTTCAAAAATTTCATTTTCTAAATCACTTGTATCAATAGATGGATAACTAAAAACTAGTATAAACCATAATAAACCACTTAAAACACCAATAACTATACCTTTCCATGTAAAACCAGTTTTATTTTTATTATAAATGCCCACAGCAATAAACGGGAAAACAGATATTAAACCTTGTTTTACAATTTCAAAAATATTATTTTTCTTCATTTTTATACACCTGCCTAATTTTATTTACTTCAGTTTCAGATATTCTCCATCTGTTTCCAACCCTAAACCCTTTCCATTCACCAGTTTTTAATTTTCTCCAAACAGTATGCTTATGCAATTTAAACATTCCGGCAACTTCGGCAGGAGTATAATAAATGTCAACATCAACCATAAAAACACCTAACTTTCGTTAACTAATTATAACAATTATATACTTTAGTTAACAAAAAGTCAAAGTTTTATAAATCATATTCAATTGCTTGAACAATTAATTTTGTTGTCTGTGAATAGTTAACTATTTTATTTCCAGCATCAGAAGCAGAAAACCGTAAATACCCATAAATATAATCATTTTCTGTTACATCTACAAAAGAAAAACAATTTAAAGTTCTCCATGGTTCAGTTAAATATACTCCTGCCGAATTGGTATCTCTTCTTGGGAAAATAGAATAAGAAATTGCAGAACTATTTATATATATATATATAGCTGAATATGCATTTTCAGTATTACAATTTGCCCATACTTGCAACCCAATTTTAACACGCTTAATTCCTGGCCCAATTTTAACACCATAATTATTAAGTGAAAAATTTGCTCCACTTTTTTCGGATTCTGAATCAAACTGTATCTTTGTTGCATTTGTATTTGTAATAAATTGTTCAGTTGTTTTTAACAGTTCAATACAATCAATTGTAGGATTCCCAATTATACCAACCGCATAAAATTGATTTTCAATTTTGATTAATGTTAATTTAGATCCAACTGTTACACCAAATAAATTTCCAGATGGAACTACATTAATTTCATCATCAGCATCAAATAATTTTACGCCAAGAGGTTTTATAGTTGTTACTATTCCTGTATAAAAATCTTTTTTTACTTCTTTCGGATTTAAAAAATTCTTTATCATGGAGTCGTCACCCTCCTTATAATACTTTCTACATTTGCATTAATATCTAATTGCCAGGACATTGATTCAATTTTATATGTTGCTGATTTTTCCATTAATTTATTAATAAATGTGTAATGGTCGCCCTGGTATGGAAGGCCGTCATTTTCGCGCGAAGTAACAAAACCATGCGAAAAACTTAACGGTTCCTCTAGTTCTAAAGCTTTTCGAATTTCTCTTTTTGCTCTTAAGTTTAAATATTCTTGGCTTGACGCTTCGGAAAATAATCTTTTATCAACATATCTATTAATATTTGAATAACTAAATGGATGATCCTCAATCCCTTCATCTTCCATAGACCAAGATTTATATAAATTTGCACTCGTTGAAAGTTCATTAGCAATAAGAATTACACGATTAAACATTCCGGCATAATCTTTATTTTCAAAAATATCATTAGTATAAATACATTCTTCATCATCTACAAAAGTATATGTAATATTTTTTACATCACTCCACGGTATAGCTCTATATACACCATTTCCACTAACCCAAATTGGATAATAATTAATCATCTTTAATAATGAATTAATGATTTCTAATTTACTTGTTCCAACAAGCCAAACTTTATCGTAAGGTAATGTTTCGTCACATGGTTCTATGTTATATATAACCCATGATCCAATAGTATCAAGAACTGTTTTTATTGCTGTGGTTATTACGGTACCGCTTGAAATAGTATAACTAGCATCAACTTTATTATCGTCAAGAGCTTTTAAAAGTCCATAACCTAAAATATTCCGTGTAATGCTGTCATCTTCTTCCATATGACGCGGTGGCGTTAGGGGCATATATACACCTAACGGAAACTCATAACCAGATAAGCAATAATAAATTTTAATTCTATCAGATACATAATTTATATCAATACTATCATTTAATTTAATTTTGCAATTTCCTATTGTTTTTCTACTAAAATTAATATTAATATTAGACTCTTTTGCATTCACATAATTAGTTATCCAGTCACTATGTATGTATTCACCACCTGATAATTCTAATAATTCAAATTTCCATGATTCATATCTATTCCCTGTAAATATACTATTATCCACCATAAACACGCTCCAAATCACAACTAAATTGATAACCTTTATTGTCTTTACTTATTACACGAGGATTTTTTATAGCTACTGTGAAATATCTACCGTTCCAATCTCTGAACATGTGATTTCCAACCGTTTCAATAATATCAAACAAATCATCATAATTAATTTTCAATAAATCACATTCAAATTTTATTGTTCTAGTTTTATTTACTGATTGATATTTTACAGGAAATTCCCTATTATGATATTTTTTTATTGCTGTGTCCCTTTCTCTTAATTCATTAATAAATATGTCGCCACTCAACTTTGCATAATCTTCATAATTATTACCACCATTAATAAAATAATATCCTGTTAATTCTATATCAATATCGACCTCAGTACTTAAAGCACTTGACGGCAAAATACTAACGGCTTCGGCATAATAATTAGTATTTCCCCCGACATTTGGCACATAATCGGTAATAGTCGTATTTCCAGGAATATTAGTGTCAACTAGTTCCCACGCTCCACCAGCAACTGACCTATAAACTTTATTATAATCTAGTTCAGCATTACGCGGCTCTATTTCAATAATTAACTCAGGTTCATAATTTGTAATAGTACTATCATAGAAATAATCTGCGCTACCATCTGTTGTCGTTGCTACAACTGCCATACCTTCATAATCTGTAATTGTACCATCTAAAATATCCTCTACTAATGTTTTAACGTCCCATGTTTCACTATCGCCGGCTGCATGCGTATGGTCATCATATGCAGTACCATTAAGTGTTGGTTTAGTTGCATATGTAACGGTTGTTTCATCCCATGAAGTAGTAATATATTTTACAGCACTATCAATTCCAGGTGTTAACGCATATTCACGATATAAAAATAAATCGGCGCTTACTATTGTATCATCTGCGAATTCACTTAAGTCAAAATCTAATAAAATTATATCTATTTCAGTACCGCCAGCACTATCATCCTTTAAAGATAAATGTCCATTTCCATTATAATTTGATGACGACTCATCACTATTAATATATGTATCTTGGTCGCTGTCAATAGAATAAACAACTTCTATATCAGGATTTGTTATTGTTATATTAGTACCACCTATGTCATTATCAGCCACAACGCTAATAGTTGGCGTAGTTGGTTCTAAAAAAACAGTATCGAATTCAATTTCATTTTCCACAGACCATAAACCGGCCGCGCTTTTCACCATTAAAATAATTGTATATGTAGAATTATTTTCTAAAGCGGTTTCAAAAGTTGCCGTATCAGTGCCGCCCGTTGCTACATTTGTTGATTCTTGTTGAGTTTCAAGTAATGTATCATTTGAATCATATAAATAACATAAAAATTCAACTTGATTACTACTATTTGCTTGCGTATAAGTCCAGTCAACCTCTAATTCACTATAAGCATAATTACTAATAGCTGTTGGATCTGTTATCGTTGCAACTGGGGTATTACTCGCAACAAAAGTACTTGTATCGCTATAATCGCTCGAACCATCTGAAAAAGTACCGCCTGTTGTAGCTTGACCCCAGGTTTTAACCTGCCAATCAAAACTATAACCATTTACAAGACTATCACCATCAAGTGATAATAATTCATCTGTATCACTTATTTCATGAAATTGAACGAATTTTGTACCTGCATAACTAGTAAAATTTGTAACTTTTGCCAATTGAATATATTGTAAACTAATATGTTCGGCAGATGCATTATTTTCACTCGTAATTTCAAATCTAATAAAAGTAATATCATCCCAACCGCTTGGGCTTCCAGTTGTACTAAATGCAGATTTAGCTATATCAATTCTATTCCAACCATCTACTAAATCTGTAGACGGATCTTTAGATGTCTCATAACAATTACTATTATCATCACCTAATTTCAATGTTACATCAGAAAATAATGTTTTATCTGTTATATAAACTAAAAATGAAATTAAATCGCTTGTATCGCTTGCGCTTTCGTCATCAAATTCTGTCAAATCCATTGAATCAAGACCTGCTCGATACATATAATATGTGTTTCCTGTATCATCGTTATCATATAAAGCTACTGAATTAGTTAACCCTGTTACATAATTTGTAGTATCATTTGTTGGTTGTACGCCGCCGCTATAATCCCAATCAGTATATTCATTAACCTTGTAAATTTCCTTTGGATAAGTACCATCAGCAATTTTTATTTTTAAACTGTATTTAGCTTGTATCGTACTATCATTTGAATTGTGTGTCCATTCAAAATCATTGTTGTCATCTCCATCAATTGCAGTATTATCGGTTGGGGTCAATCCCGTTGGTGCGTCGGGAGGTTGCAAAATTATAACTTCATTTGATTCAACAAAAGAACTGTGTAATGTTGGGTCAGTACAATCTGCACGAACTTCATAATAATTATAATTAGCCGGGGAAGTGTCTGTATAACTTTCTGTATTAGTTGCAATAGTATCATCTAATAAAGCATAACCCGACCATGAAATACCATCAGCACTTGTATTTCTATATATAGTTTGACTAGTTTCTGCAGTTGCGTTATCATTCCAAGTTATTAAAACATTAGAACCAACACGAGTTGCCACAACACTAGACGGTGCCGCCGGTGTAGTTCTTATATAATCACTATAAGCCGCACTAGAATAACCACTCGCATTATAAGCTTTTATATAATATTTATAACGCCTGTTTGCTACTGTGCTAGTATCACTATATGAAGTTGCTGAACCTGATAATGTTGCCTTCCAATAATATGAACCTGTTACATTATCGTAACGATAAATTTTAATGCTGTCATATGGTTCGTTTGTTGTGTTATTATTTGTCCATGTAAGTGTTTGTTTTGTATCACTTACACGACTTATATTCACAGAACTAACCGCCGCCGGTGCTTCTATATAAAATAAACCGACTGTTACTTCATCACCACTATCAGTATGATAACCAGACATTGAATAAGCATTTGGAAAACCACTTGTATTTGTTTTCTCATAAGCGCTTGCACCAGGAGAAGAAGGACGCCCAAATATATGACCGCCGGATGGATTTCTATACAATCCTACCCAAAGAGTCCCTCCGCTTGAAAAAGTATAATCGTCAATATCTTTTGTATACCAATATTGACCGCCGCCGGCCTCTGAACCAACAGCCATACTAAAAGTAGAAGATTGTTTTAATACTGAACTTCCAGCACTCCACAAACATAACCTTGTTGAAACTGTATTGTTTCTCGCCGCCGCGTATACTCTTAATTGTCTTATAGTCGCACCGGCCGGGATACTTCCAATAGCCGCACAATGTTGATTATATAAATTTGTACCACGCCATTCATAAGAGCTTGGTGTTGATGGATAAGATGTATTGCTATATAACCACGACATTTTTTACCTCCTTTCTACATTGAATTTAATTCCAGTTGTATGTTTTCTTTTGAAAACATTTTTATCAAATCGTTTAATTCTTTTATTTCTTTAGCATTAATTACAACTTTTTCTATTAAAGTTGTATTATTACTATTTACATTAGTATTATTTACACTAGATTGATTTAAAATTCGCCTTGTTTCAGGTGTACTAAAAATTTGGCTACCTCTAGGAATGTTTAAAAGTTCTGGACCTTTTTCACCGACTAACGATAATCCACCTGGTGCAAAATTAGTCCCGTCTGCATGTTTTCCACCTGGTAAAGCAAAAATGCTTAATGGACTGCCTTCTTTGTTTACTTGGTCCGACCAATATTTATACCTTTGAAATAGTTCTATTGCTTTTTCGGCGGCTCCTATTATTTTTTTCCAAATATCAACAATTTCGCCTAAATCTTCAACAACATCACCCGCAAAACTCGCAATAGCCGCGCCATTTTCATCAACCCAATCTAACAATTCAATACCAAAATCAATTATTTCTCTAATGAATTGGGCTATTTCGTGTCTATTATCATAAATTTTATTAAATAATTCTTCTAATTTATTTTTAACCTTAGTTCCAATTTTTTCGGCTACTTCATCAAATTTTTCTTTTAATTCCTGAACCTTTTCAATAAATTTAAAAGTTTCTTCCCTGGAAAGATTAAATTTTGTTATTAATAATTCCATCATTGCGTCATGGTCATTAGTAAAGATTGCAAATATTAGTTTTGGTATTGGCGTTACTGCCTCTTTAAATTTTTCAAAACTTTCTTTAACTTCTTTAATTTTCCCACTTTTTATAGCCATTGCAACAACAGCGCCGCCTATACCACCAATTAAAGTAATTAAACCTGTAATTAATCCAGTAACTATTATTATAGGTGAACCAATTGCAGTAATAGCACCTATAAAAGTACCAACCGCAGTAACAGCAACACCAATTATTATTATAAATGGACCTATAACTAAACTAAGAGCTGTAAAACCAAATGCTACATATTTTATTGCTGGATCAAGTTTATCAATTTTTTCAATTAAATTTGTTAAATATGGAACCGCTTTATTTTGAATAAAATTGAATAATGGCATTGTAGTTTTACCAAGAAAATCATTAAAAACATCGCTTAATGTTGATAATCTACCACTTAATGTCTGTGAACCTTTCGCCATACCTTCATAAAATCGACCGCCTTTACTAGTCGCACTTTCTAAAGCGTCGGCGACTTCGTCATAAGTAACTTTTCCGGCTGACATTCTTTTTCTAACTTCTTCCATAGTTTCACCGGTTTTTTTCGTAATCTCATTTAATGGATTCCATCCCCAATTTATTAATTGATTAAGGTCACCGCCTTGAAGTTTTCCAAGTGCATTAATTTGTCCCATTACACGTGACATTGCTTGAAAAGCTTCATTATTTCCTAAACTGACATCACCTAAACGCGTCATTGTTGGAATTAAATTTTCTTGTTCTACACCAAAAGCTAATAATGTCTTTGTTGCACTTGCTAAACCTGTAATTTCAAAAGGAGTTTCGGCACCAACTTTCTTTAATTTATTTGTAAGTTCGATTGCATCTTCTTCACTTCCTAATAAAACACTAAAACTTGTTTCCAAATCTTCAACAGTCGAATTATATCTTATACCTTGCGTTATAAGCGCGGCAATAGGAATTGTAACCCCGGCCGTTAATTTTGTACCAAAACCAATCATTTTACCGCCGACATTTGTAAGATTGCCGCCTAATTCTTTCATTGTGTTATTAATTTTGTCGCCGCCCTTAAGCGCCATTGTACCAAAAACATTAAAAATTTCCACCTGGGTACACCTCCTTATTGTTGCTTAATGTTAGCAATTTTTTGTATATAAACTTTTATATGGTCGTCTAAATTTGCAGTATTATGTGGGTCACTTACAACCTCATATGTTTTTTCATTATAAATAATTATATCTCCATATTCCAACTCGAAATCATTACATAAAAAGTTATAAACACTTATAACGGTCCATTGTCCAGCTACTTGTTTATGTATGTCCTTTTGTCGACCTAAATACCCTAATATACTTGTTTCATCTGTATATGTTTTTATCGACCTATTAGTATCGTTAAGTGTTTGTGTTGGTCTTATTCTTGTGCATGAAATATATAATTCTTCATTCATTCATATCACCACCTAATCAACACAAATATTTACATTATCAAAAAAACTTTTCTTGTAAAGAGTTCTATGTGTTTTTAATCCGCTAACTAAATTAGTTGGATAACCATTTGCCGCTACTGATAATTTATATCTATAATCGTCGATATCTTCTTCTAAAACTCCGGCTTTAATTTTTTTATTATCAATATTATATTTAATCATTTGCGCCGCAATGAATTTAAAGCTTACAGGATATTTAACTTTAGTTATAAAAATACTTTCGTTTTCATCTTCATCAACAATAGTATTTATAGAATTTATAATAATTTTATCAGTGGTAACCGATGAAATTGTAAAAGGGCCGTCATTCCTTAAAGAACCGTAAACCCTAATACTATCATTTGCTACAAATTTATAATCATTTAAATTTGTCATATTAATACTATTGTCAGTATTAATAAATGATATATCGTTTGAACTAACATAATCAAAATTATCTTGGAAAAAATCTTGGTTGCAATAATCACAAATAACTTGTTCTATTATTGGAATTAATGAATCAATTAAGCTATCATTAAGATTAGAATTATCTAGTAATGTTTTTACCTCAGTTCTAGTTATAATCATGTTTTAATCACCTTCTTTTTTAATCTTGATTCATCCATATTTTCAACTCTTTTCATAATTCTTTTTTCTTCCTGGTCTTTATCATAATTAGTCATTTGTATATTTTCAGTTTTTTTAGTTTTAGATTTAAAATATTCTTCAAAAGTTCCAGTATAACCATTTTGAACTTCTATTATAAAAAGGTCCCAATATTTTTCTTTTAATTTTTCTTCATTTTCAATTTCAACTCTTTTAACACACTGATAATATAATTTATAACCTTTGGAAAATTTCATTTTTAAAATTGATTCTACATATGAATAATCTTTATAATAATTCATCATAAACTCAATAATATTTTCATTTGTGAACATTTTCGAAATAACAGCATAACCAACGGCATAATTTAATAATTCACTTTTAATAAAATCATCAATATTTATTTTTTTGCCGCTATTTCCAATTTTTTTTTCAAGTCATTAGTATCAACAATTTCCTCAACCGCTGACCAAAGACCATTTAAAAATAAATTTTTAAATTCTGTAATAAGTTTTCTAAATCCAAAATTTCTAACAGCTTTTTCACCTTGACCAGTATATGAAGATAATAATTTAATTAATAAATCACTAGCTTTAAACATTTTTTGACTAATATAAGCAAAAACATCAAGTGCTATAACCATCTGCATACCTTTTAATGTTTTATCATCAATATTTTCATCTTTTTTAATCATTTTTAAAACTTTGTCAAGTTTAGGACCGCTTAACCTGTCAACATATTCCTGTATATCAACCCTATCTAATATTTCAGATAATATCATTACTTCATCGAACAATAGTTCTTTTACTTCTTTTTTAGCTTCCATTTCCATTTTAAAAACTCACTTTCTTATAATAAAATTTATACCTTAGATTTATAAATCTAAGGTATATATAAATCTTACGCAGGTACATAATCCCATATATCAAATGGCGGTGTAGTCGGTGTATTATGCGCATAAAATCCGGTATAAATCATAGGGCTTATTACTTCATCTTTAGATTTAAATGTCCATTTAATAGGGTCTATGTTAATTGCATTATAAACAAATATCTTACATTCAGTACCATCAAGTTTATAGCCTCGAAAACTTACACTATCTAAAACATCTGTACTGTTAATATCAGTATCAAAAACAATTTTCTTATATGTCCCGTCCTGGTCACTGCCGTCACTAACAGTGATTGGTAAACCGTAAGCTAAATTTGTATAAGTAATTTTTAAAAAATTAATTTTTAATTTAGCTGTATATATTGTAACTCTTCTCATACCTTTAGTTTCACCTAAAGAACCGTCAAAATTAATTCTTTTGATTTCACGACCTAATATTAACTCGCTTCCTTCTTTTGTCGCACCAATTACATTATCATTTGCATATACAACACCTTCACCCAACATTATATCGTTCGCTGTATCTGGTACCACCGGCGTCCATATTCCAACAGACATATTTATCAACCTCCTTTTTTATGCGACATATTCGTAAATTTCTATAGGCGGTGTAGTTCCTTTTGTTGCATCATAATGACCAGTAAATACCGTTCCATTAATAACTTCTTTAAATTCTTGAAAAGCCAAATTAATTTCACCATCATTTAAAGCATTCTTAATTACAACTTTCCATTTTTTACCGTCTAATTTTTGTCCAATAATTGTAATATTTTCTAAATAATCATCTTCGGTAATTTCAATATCAGGCGTAATTTTACGGTATGTAGTTTCATCTGTGTAATCAAAACCACCAGCATTTAATGGAACAAAAGAACTATTTGTTTGTGCTTGAATTAAATCGATGCTATCGACATAAAATTCTAGCGCGTCGTCGGTTTCGTCTGGTACTTCAAACGAAATACCAGTTACAGCCGACCAATCACCGGAACCTTGTGCCGTAAATGACGATTTCAAAATTTTCAAATTATTCCATTGGTCAGCAGTTAAAGCGGTTGCCTCAATATCATACCAATAATAATTAGTTTCAGTCCCTTCAATATCCATATGTAATCTTATTTGTATACTATCAGTACCCAATATTGCTAACATTGCAGTTGTAATGTAGATACTAAAGCCTATATAATCACCTGTATCACTTGTTTCAGAATTATCAAAAACTGTTAAGTCTTTACTAGCTGTAAAAACTTCATGTATTCCGTGACCAGTTTGCGCACTTGCTATAGAACATTTAGCAGATTGATTTTCTGTGTTAACAATACTAGTTTCAGCGGCATAAGTACCGCCATCACCACCCCAATTATTATTTTCCCACGCTCCATCACTTTCACAATCTGAAATTTTCTTTGAATGAAAATATTTTAAATATAATTGATTTAAAGTTACTTTTCCATTTAATTTCATGTATCTAACTAGTGGTAAACCATCACTATCTAACGTATGTCCATAAGCACCATCAAATTGAAGTATTTTTATTTCCCTTTCAACATCTATTTCTACACCTCCGTCACTCGCACCCAAAAGTGTTTGTTTTGGAGTATTATAATTTGCGTATGCTTTGCACTCACCTTGTAAAACATCATTTGCAACCGGTACGGTTGTACTAACAACTGTAATACCCATAATTTCACCTCTTTTCTATCCTATATGAAATAAATAACGTTGTTTTAAATGAACTATATCTTTATTTGGGTCTTTAATTTCATATGTATCACCATCAATATAGCATTTATAAAAACCTTCCGTTTCAACTTGTGAGCTATTATTTAAACCATAATATTCAATTTCGTCAACAGTTCTACCATTTTTTATATTTTCGGCCGCTTCTAAAACAGTAGTATCATCATTTGAATCGTTCCAGAAATCTATTTCCATTATGCGGTCTGTTCTAGTCTGCCTAATTTCATTGGTACCTGGAAAAGGGAAAGTATAAATTAAATAAGGATATTCCGCGCCGGTTTTTGCAACGCCATCATAAATATCAATATCTGTTAAAGTTTCAAGTCTATTTTTAATGTGTGGTTTCAATTTACTTAATTCCACTTGCCAATTCCCTCCCTGCAATCCTATTTATTTCTGGAATATGATTATAAACAGCCGGCCTTATAAATGGGGTATAAGTATAATTTGGGTTACTTGTTCCGAATTCTTGATATACAGCATAATAACAGTCATTTCCCATAATTAAATTTTTCCCAAATATTGTAACTTTGTAACGGTTACGACTTTTTAAATATCCAGTATCAACAGCGACATAATAATCCATTTTATTTTTTACAAATTTGCCAATAACCTTTAATGTTCTGTGTTGATTAAACCTAAATAAATTTGTAAATTTAGGTATGTTATTAGTTACGCGAAGAGTTAACCCGCCGCTTTTATGAATTGTAACACTCATTACAATCACCTTATTATATCATTGTAAATATTGTTCATTTCTTCACCAAACTTTTTTAAACTCCAAATTGGTTTATTTTCAAAATTATTTATATTTTCAATTGCGCCAATTAATTCAATTGGGTTTTTTGTATCTATAGTTTGACTTGCAATTTTATTACCATTTTCAGCAATAACTTTAGTGCCACAACTTACACATTCGCCGACAATTTGAGTAATAATTTTTTGATTAGTATATAAAAAATCCACAGAATTATAAATTAAATTCATTTCCTTAATTTTATTTAATACTAAACCTAAATTACCCATTTGTTGAAGTTTATTTAAAAGTCTTTCCTCAGCGGCATTAATCGGATTATCTAAACCGATAAAATGCCATTTTAATTTTGGGAATTTTTCAGCGGCTTTTATTGCCCCAATGAATAAATCAAATCGGTTTATATCTGTTCTGTTACCATCACAAATTAAACCGTTTAATTCTCCCAACTTTTCAGGTGGAATAAATCCCTTGTCTTTTTTAAAAATATCGCCATCAATTGCCGGATAATCTAAGGCTATTAATTTATCCTTATTACAAACAATTTCCCAATATTGTGTATACTCAGGCCAAAAATAAACCATTTTTTTTACTCTTTTAAAATATGTAACATGTCCATAGGCTGTAAATGCTAACATATTTTGTTCTTTAAATTCTTGCAAATACGCGGCCTCTGGTCGTCCATGATTTATATATATTATTGGCGCTTCGGTATAACTCAAATACTTATCTGGTATCCAAGTATGTTGAATTATTAAATCAACATTATTTAATATTTGTGGGTCCATAGATTTAATTAAAAAACCTTTACGGTTAACAACTTCACCAACACTTGATTTTTTTTTGGGTTTTAAATCTGCATTTATACCAGTATCAACACAAAAAACTTCATGCCTGTTTAAAAAATCAGCTTTCATCATATTAAAACTTGCTTCGGTTAAACCACATGTGTTTGGTGACCAGGTTGTTATATGTCCTATTTTCATACTAGTTAATCCTTTCTTTTATTTTAAAGGGTCA